ATCATACAGAATGCCGACGAGCAGATCACAACGATCTACGATTACGCCAGCTTGCGTACACCCGAGCAGAAGAAGAGATTCCTGGAATTGGGAGAGACCTGGTGGTGGGAAAGCAACAGAATCATACCCATCAATGTGTTTCTAAAAGCTGACTGGGCAGATTTCAAGTTCTGTGTGAAAACCATGAACAGCAAGGATGTAGACATCAAGGTGGGCCATCAGGTCAACCTCAAAGACATGGCCATGAAGCGCAGCAAGCGCCGTAGTATCACCCTGGTGAGGCGGGTTCCGTAGCATTAGTCAACAAATTCATGTTTACAGCTACCAAATGTGCGTAGGCACAGGCATGACTGCGTTTAAAACCATATGATCCGTCGTTGGGTCGATCCCAGACAGTCTTAGCCACCTCAGCCCATTTTGCCCCAATTAAATGTCGCTTGGCTGGGCGGATCACAGCCAGAAACATGGCCATTCTGGCAACACTATTGACTGCTTCGGGCATCTTGATCAGGGTGTCGTAATGAGCATTGATGTGGATTAACTGGGCACAAAATTCAGGATCGTATAGTCTATCCCATGCAGGTTCCTGTGCCATCAACAGATTCAGATGCTGCTCACTGTCCACACGCTGATACAAGCTGACGTTCAGAAAATCCAATTTAATGTATCCACGAGCTTCTGCATCGTGGTGATCTATACTAGCGATGCCAGTGAAGGGATCTGTGGGTATTTTCGTGGCATAAATGCCAGTATTATGCCGGATTAGTCGACCGTCACGCTGGATTCCAGCCGGATGATGGCGCAGATGTGCCAGGGCTAGATCTCTGTTGGCAAAGTCTATATCAATGTCTGATGAAAATTTCATAGTCCAGCTGTCTTTAAAATGTGTTTGACGGTCAGAGTGTCTTCTGCACAGTCACTAAATCTTTTAGGCCAGTAATCTGGGTCGATCCAGGGTAATACAATGTTGATTTGTTCTGAGTTGAGTCCATCCAGAAACGCAATGCCAGTATCACAGTTACACACAACCCAAGCACTAATACGACCAGTGCTGATGTTATAGCATATGCGGTTAGGGCTGCCATAACGGAAATAGTCACACAGACCATTTTTAAGATCCAGGTTATTGCTTGCATATTCTTCCATCTCCAGAATAGAACGTTGTACACCATCTTCCCAGGCTTCACGTTGTAGATATGTGGGTAACCATTCACCATACAATCGATCACTGCACCAGGTGTCCAGCTTGCGGTTGTTTTTCAACAGCCAGTCTAGATAGTTGCTGAAGTTAATGCAGCGTATTTGTTGACAATAGCTACCAAACTTCACAAAGGCATTGTAATAGGGACTGGAGACAAAATCGGCGTAGCTTTTGTTTTTAGCACTGCCCTGTGTGATTTCGTAGAATCTCAGATATGCTCGGAGTCCCAATTGTACCCAGGTACTGTTCTCCTGTTGCCATCTACGCTTGGGCTCACACATGTGCGAAGTCAATGTGGATTCTCGTTTGAAATCCTTAGTACAGTAACGACAGGTAAAACTCATAGATACTCTTTGATCTTTTTATCATCCCAGCCCTGATCTCGGGCCAATTGTTTTAATTCATCCTTGGTATTGATCTCAGCCAATAATTGTATCTCATCATCTTTACGATTGGGATAAATTTCACGCAAAAACTTTTCAGCTTTAGTATTACCTGAACCACGCTTTTTAGCGGCCAACCAATCGTGTCGTTGTGCGCCCATGCCTGGACTGACAGTGGTGGCCAGAAGCCATTGTAATTTTTTATGCTGAGTGCCATTGATGGCAAAAAAGTTTTTGTTCAACCGTTGATTGGTACTCATGAGATAATAGGCCTGCAAGTCGGCATCACCACGTACCGTTGCACCCCAACGAATCATCAGAAATGGGCTGAATTTTTTACGTTCCTCTTCAGTCAGACTGTCGTAGAAATCACGATTCTTGAGATCAAACTGTCGCATCTCATTGCCAATATTTAATTTGTCACTCATCTTCTGGTGTTTTTCCGTTGCTGTGTCGATTGCGTACTTGTTCAACGTCCTGCATGGCCCGTTGTTCTTGCATGGTACGTTCGTCAAAGAACTTTCTGGGATTGCCACACATGACACAACGACTACTGCCACAGGTCATACCTGATAACTTATGGTAACGATGCGGGTTATCATCTCCACCCATCGTATTACCAGTCATGGGATCTCGATTGGCAAATATTACCTTACGTATGCCCATCTGTCGATCGATATGTGCCAGCTTGCGATGTAATCTGCGACTGTGTTTATAACGTTCCACTTGGTTGCCCATGCTATTTCCCCAATTCATAGAGTACACGAGCACGGTCCAACGTTTCTTTTAGTGCTGGATTAGTGTCGGCGGCCTGTCTGATGTCAGACCAGAGTCTATCTTCAATTATTCTATCCCTGGCATCATCCAGGGCCTGAGATAATTTTTTTGAAATTTCATGACTAATCGTTTTCGGATACTTGGACATTTTCCCCTCACACTGGATGCCACATTAATGGTTCGTCGTCATCTGTTCGAGACAACTCGTATAGTACTATAGCACGATCCACTGCTTCTTGTAAAGCAGGATTTCGCTCACTCATTTTCAGTATGGCCAGCCACTGCTGTTCACGCTGTACTCGGTCCATTTCTGCGGTCAGTTCACTGCTGACAGAATGTAACTCACGCATGGCAGTACCATTGGTTCGGCTGTACACAGTCTTGCCACCGTCGGGACTTTCGAATATCGTTATTTCAGTTAGTTTTTTTACCTGCATGGGTATCACCATATTAAATTATAGTTGACCACCTCACTCTGGCGGCTGATGTCTTTGACAAAATACACACACATGGGACCATCTACTCCGGCCTCCAGGGGCACTGCCAACATCTGGCCGGGTTTTAGTTTGGGGAAATACCATTTGACATCCTGATAGATGTCCACGATCTCTACTGGAAAGAAATCCGGCCGAAAACTGGTACGAGGATTGAACGCAAAGGCACTAAATCCACGATCATTGATGCTGGTCAGGGGTACCACTTCCAGATCACCCACATCCTTCTCACCAATCAGCAGTTGCCAGTCCACTGGCATCTTGATGATCTGATTGCCAATTCTCAGCACCAGGGCTGGGCTGTTGAAACTTTCCATGAAGATCAGGGGGATAAAGAAGTAGTCGGGCTCTTTGGGATTACTGTTATCCAATACACAAAAATTGAGTTCATCAATTTCGTTGGGTATTTCGTTCATCTCGTACGATCGGTTTTCTAGGGTAAGGATTCTGATTTTAATTCTCCATGATCACTGCCAGTCCGTCTTTTCCACAGCGAAAGGATAATTCGCCTCGGTGTAGAATTTTTTACGGGCTGTTAAATGTCTTTTTGCGAACTTGCATGTGCTGGTAATGTCCCAGATTTGCACGAAGTCTTTGTCTTCGGCTCGTCTAATACCTCTGCCAATGCTTTGTATAACTCGGACAAAGCTCTTTCCGGGCTCAAAAAGAACCACATTAAAAATACGGGGCACATTAATACCCACAGCGGCCACACCGTAAGTCGCCAGAGTAATCTTGTTATCACCGGTGGCAATGTCGTCGTACTCGTCTTTACGGTCTTGGGCTTTGGTTGCACCCGATACAAATACAGCATTTGGCAATCTCTCCAGAAGCAGTTGGCCGGTTGCGATGCGGTCTATCAGTACCAGGGTATTGCCTGAGTCTTTGATTCTATCCACTAACTGAGCAATGTAATCTATTCTGCCGGGATTCTCAGTCAGATATTTTAACTCTGCCTGATATTCCTTGTACTCCACATGGTCCACCAACTGTACTATATTTACATGACAATTGGCCAAGTGGCCAGATTCCTGTAGATCTGATGCGCTGAGCCGACCCACCACATTGCCCAGACTGCAGAATATACTCAGCTGTTCATATTTCTCTTTGGGCACTGTTCCAGTCAGGCCCCAGCGTATGGGCACATGAGCAAACACCCCAGTTAGCAGGGTCTTGAGCGCATCAGCCTTGGCCATGTGAACTTCGTCCACCATGACCAGAACCACGTCTTCAATAAACTCATGGATGGGCACTGCTGCCTCATCATTCCGAGTGTTTTTCAACATGATGTTCAGACTTTGCCAGGTACAGATGGTGTGCTGGTGTCCGTATTCTTTGCGGTCACCGAAGTATACGCCCACATCCAGACCCATGTTGATGTAGTCGGCTTCAGTCTGTGTGACCAGACTCTTGTTGGGCACAATGATGATGCTGCGTCCATAGGATTCTACACTTTTACTCAGTGCTGCGGTTATAATTGTTTTACCAGCACCAGTGGCAATCTCCTGAATGCTCTGTGGATTTTGCAGGAAGTTATTGATGATCTCCACCTGATAGTCACGAAACTTAATGGGATCGCCAGCGTTTGCATGGCCCTTGGGCCATAGCACGTGACTGAATGTGTCGGCATGGAACTCTGTAAATTCAAACTGCGTACGATATGTGCGCTGATCTTCTACATCAATATCGTATCCCATTTTATCCACCATGGGCAGAATCTCTGGCAACAGATTGATGTAGCTGCTGCCACCCAACTGTGCAAATGCTACTTTGCCGTCCCAACGACCCAATCTGACTGCTGGCTGATAACGGGCTCCGGGTATTTCAAATTTAAATGCTTCTACTATTTTCTTACGGTCTGCGAGATCAAGTCCTTCAAATTTGCAGTTTACCTCGTCCCGGATGATGAGTTTAACCTTCAATAGTTCTGACCTTTTTATTAGTTTGTCCCTTAGTATACACATCCTGGGCTGCATATACGATCTTTTCGGCATTCTGAATCATCATTGCTCGATCACCACCAAAGATCAGACCCGCTGCTGTTATCAGCAAGGGTATACGGTCGAGATTCCGTATACCCTTGGTGGTGTGTATATACCTGGGTTCAGTTGCTGTGTGTAATCCTGCAGGATTTGCACTGATCATGTCAGCAGGATATCGTGATCGTAACTTACTCAACATGGCACCAAATAAATCAGGCTCAAAGCAAACCACAGGCCATCGCTGTAATGTATCAGCATAATCCAGGATGGCGTCCAGGTCCTGGGCTGGCACTGAGCCATCGGGTAGTACTTTGAGTTCGCGATTGCTCAACAGACTGTAAAATTTCACACCATATTCTGCTCGTACTGCCTGTGCTATTTCCTCACTGACTGTGTATCCCAGTGGGCCACTGTGGTCAATCAGTTGCAAAAGATTGTCTTCGACGAAGCCGCCCAGATGTTGCTGTATGTATTCCCTGAGACTGTCACTGGCATTGGTGATGTCCAGACCATTAAGTGACCATACCAACTCAATGGCATAGGGGTTGGACTCACAGGCCTTGACAGTCTGGAACAATTTACACACTTCTGCATCCACCTCAAATTCATGGTGAGTGGCCCAGGTGTATATCCAACTGACGTTGTATTCGGTTATATCATTGATCCAGACTTTCTGATCACGATTCCACTGACTACGCCCCTGACTGTCCTTGCCAAAACGACGAAATTCTTCAATCAGAGTAGTATCATATGGGAATTTGACCTGTATGATGTTGTCCACCACACTGACACGACGACTATAGTCCATGGGACGTATGGAATTACGCCATTGGGGCTCTGCTACTGGTGCGACATCGATGGAATGCTTGGCCAGCTGGCGTTGATATTTCATGATGATTTTGCACAGCAGATCTGCCTGACGCTGTGTCAGACCATCATTGTTGGCCGTGGTGTTGGCCATGCTGTTGAGAACATCAACATCGTAACGTGCCAGATTGATGATGGGAGTGCCACCAAAAAACAAATTATTACCCATCTTGCCAGTAACTGGGTCGCGATAACCTACAATGACTTCCAGATAATCTTCTACTGTGGGAAATGTTTTCATCTGGGTATTCTAGCACACTTCAAGATCGCAAGTCAAAAAAAACCGGATCTGAGTCCGGTAAAATTATTCTTCACTCAATGCACCACCCAGTAGCCAGGCAGTGAGATCGGCTTCATTATCAAAATTAAATCGCCATTGACCTCCACCACGTAGGCTGTAAAAGCGACAGCGGGGATATCCGATAGTTTTGTTCCAGTACTGACTGAAATCATCGTAGCTTTCGGTTTCATACCACTGTTCAAATACTCGATCGACCCAGGGGTGATCTGCTGCGTTGTCTAACCATGCCCCAATGGCCTTGCGTCTTACGCCCATTCTGATGCGATCTCCTGCGCCTCTACGACTGCTTCATCAAAGTTTTTGGAACGCAGGATAATCATTTCACTTGCACAATGCAAGATGTACTGTTGAATTTCTTGATCATATTCCACTGTAAATGTCATACTCATACCGCCTCCTTGGGTTGTCATTATCGAACTACCATGCCTAAAATTTGCAACTCTGTTCTGGCTTGTTGGGCACGTTCGCGATTCTGGCAGTCCAGCCAAACCATGTTGTATGCAGTCTCGTCCCACTTGTCCTTGGCTTCTTTAAGGCCCATGCCTGTGGCTGCTCGTATGGCTTTGATCACCGGTACAGCAATATTGTGCAGAGGAGCTGAGTACGGCGTAGCAGGACGACTTAATTGTAGACGCATGGTGGCGGTATTGCCCGACAACATGCTCATGAACACCTGTCCTTTGACCCCATCACCCATGGCAGGACCCAGAGCTGACCAGACTTCCATGGCACGGTCAACACCGTAGAACTCATTGAGGCTTTGCAGGAAGCGAATGCCATCATTGATCAGACCGCGGTAGACATCACCACGGTCCGACTGCTCGTACAGGATCTCACCACTGTCGGCCAGGGCCTGCGCCATATCATCAGTTACTGGGATCTGGTTCATAATGCCTCCTTATGCTGGACGCATACAAGTGATGTTGGCCATGGCCTTCCACTTGACAGGAAAGCTCTTACGCAGGTCAGCAATCTTAATGGCCATACGCAGGCTCATTTCACGAAGCGAGTCTTTGTTCTCGTTCAGGAAGTCGATGATCTCGTCTTCCACGCACTTCTCAAAATCGTAGTCTGCAAACAACTCACCGTCGTCAGCAATCTGCTTGATACGCAACACTTTGTCACGCATGGTGTCCAGGGTCAGGTCCAGGTAATGGCAACGTGACTGGAGTGCATCCAAGTGATCACGCAATTTCTGCGATTTCATCTGGTCAAACTTCAAGTTGGTGATGAAGATCACACTGCCCTTGAACTCAAAACTGTCTGGGATTCCTTCACGGCGCAGTACGCTGGATTCTGACAACCAAGAAATCTTACGCTTCTTGCCCGAATCCAGGGCACCTTTCAGCAAGTTCAAGCTGACATCATCCAACAGGATGCTGTCGCAGTCATCAAACACAACCATGCAATTGGCGTCGGAAAACTTGTACAGAGTCTGGTACAAGCCAATGGGAGTAGCCGAACCTTTAACCACTTCACACTTCAAGCGGCGGCTAGCAACCACGTCCATCAGGGTGTTCTTTTCCACCACACGCTCAACACCATAGCTCTTGCCCACACCAGGAGGGCCAGACACGATGGCAGCACGGATGTCACCGTTGACTGCGGCCTGGGTAATCTCGTCCAGGATTTCAAAACGCTCACGGATGCGAGCCATGATCTGCTCGTCTGTTTCCACAGGCTTCACAGACTTTGCTGCCACTTGTACTGCGGTGGCGCTGGCATTGACAAACTCATAGTCCATGGGACCTGAGCAAGTGACACGCATGGTGCTGGGTCCGCCGGGGACCTGGTCTGTGTTGCGAACTGCAACAAAACCCTGGCCGCGAGTGCCCATCTCAAATGCTTTAACCAAGGGGAAAACCATGCCGGCAACGTTGGTGTCTTTGTAGAAACCTGCGTTAATGCGGATTGTGCCTTTAGCCATTTTTACTGCTCCTTGTCTTTTACGATACCACTATTATACAATTAAAGTGATTTATGGGTCAATCAAAGAAGTTACCGGATGCCATGCGAAATACGGTGGGCTTGTTGGTGTCCTGCCAGGCCATGGGGTGCAAATCCAAGCGGTCAATGACCTGACGGTTGCACATGGTCATGGCTGCACCAGCTGACAGGGCCTGGAATTTGTAAGTGTCAGACCCGACTAAGAAAGTGTAAGTATTCATGTTTCGCTCCGTGTTCTCTACCATAACAACAGTATACAATTAATGGAATTTACTGTCGAATCATTTAGAAGAAATCACCTGCAAAATAGCCGTATTCCAGGCCCAACAGGAAGCACAGATAATCTGCGTCCCGGCCGGCTTCTTCAGCCTCAGCAACCCAACGGATGGCCGTGGCACGGTCACCAGCACCTGAAGCCATCAGGGTTACAATACGGGCTTCGAAACGCACCGCAGCGGCGGCCTCGGATTCCTTGCGGAACTCTGCATTCTGCTTGCAGACACGTGCCAGCTGCTCGAACTCCGAGTGGAACTGCTCTACTGTCCAGCTGGTGGTATCCACATGACGTGGACGGAAGCCGTGGGCTTCCTTGTAGAAGTCCCAAAACTCGCAGGCCAGCTGCTCGAGTTCTGACATTTCTTCCCAGCTTTTGAATTCACTCATTTGTTGCTCCAGTTGTTTTGCTACCATATCAACAGTATACAATTAAATGAATTATACGTCTACAAATGAATCCATGTTGTTTTTACGCAACATCAGCTGTTTGACGTATTAAATGGGCTGAATTCGTCATCTTGGTCGTCCTGCTCAAATAGCAAGCGATCTCGGCCCAGCTGAACTGTGATCGCAGCACGATGAGCGTTCTCGTGCATCTGACGCTGCTCCAACGCCTCAACCCACTGGCGGAATTCCTGCTCGTAGGGGTATAATTCTTCGTATTCTAAGTCTAATTTAGACATCATATTGATCCATAGAAAGTTTTAGTGCCTCAAGGATTTGAGCTGTATCTACCCCATGCTGTTCAAATCCATCCAGTACCATGTTAAGATACCCTTGATTGGGTGGTGAGTTCTGGCTGTCGTAGGTCATGTAATACACCAGGGCTTCTTTTAGAGCGCCGCGATGCTGTACTAAGACTGTCTTGCGTTCGTAGTAGTCAGGATACCCTTCCAGCCTGTCAAGTGCAGCTAAATCGTCTTTAGTAATATCCCAAAGGACACCATGTACTATATTGTGCCCAGGCACCACATCAGCGTGGTGTGAAAAACGATATTGGTGGTCAGGCAGGGTGGCTGGACCTAAATCCAGAGCAGTGGGACACCGACGTGCCATGCTGTCCACGTTGGTGTTCATGCCGTATGCGAAGTACAAGTAATTTTCCATACCGCTATATTACATTATAGCGATTTTACTGTCAATTAGAAGTAGTTGACATTGGTGCGAGGAAAGAAGCACTCATTTTGCTGTAGTGGTTTGATTTTGATGGTCTCACATACTGCTGGACGGCCCAGACCCATGGCCAGACTGAAAACAAAGTTCTGATTGGCCATGACCAAATCTGCACCAGCCACAATGTTGGCCAATTCCAGGAAGTTGTCAACTCGATGATGTGCTATGGTACTGATGTTCTTTTCAAAATCTTCATGCTCTGCGGTGGTGCCGATAAAAACAGCACTGTCTGCAGCACCTGGTTGTGCCATCAGGCTTTGCCATACGGCATCACCATTGGGACAACGATACCTGGGAGTACGGCTAACCACAATCTTGGCCACAGGATTGGCATCGGCCTCCAGCCAGGGTGTGTCATAATCTGACATCAGGAACGGCAGATTGAATGTACGGTGGTATGCTTCCACATAGTTGCCTTCAAAGCCACGGAACAGGACTCCACGGAAACGATCCAGATTGACATCAGGCTCTGGTGTGCCCTGTGTCCATGTGCCCACTGACTCAATATAACTCTGTCGTTTCAACAGGGGTTTCAGCAATTCGTAATCTGCAAATGTGAAACGACCCTGATGTGCAGGATCTACTTCGTCAGGTCGGTAGCCGTATTGTGCCACACAGTTTTCAATGTTGTTGAGTGCCACCAGAAACATGGCATTGTTCTGTGCCATTTTTTTAACTACACTTAAACTATATATTAAATCACCCAACGTGCCCGAATGTCTGTATTGCATCATGGCTTGATGTACACCCACAGTCCCAGATGGTCAATAATATCTGCCGCAGGCAACAATTCATTCACTGCTTGTCTGACACCAGGCCAGGCATAATCATCGCCTGCCAGCATGGCACCGGGTTTGAGTTTGGTCAGCCAATGTGTGATGTCGTCAACAACATCCTGATACTCATGGCTTCCATCCACCAGTACAAAGTCCAGACTGTGGTCGGCATATTGCTTGACAGCCTCCATGCTGGTCATACTCACGGGTCGGATAAAATCAAATGGCTCAATATTGGCCATGAACTCGTGATAGAGAGTACCAGCAAGCACGGCAGGGTCATTGACGTGTGCTTCTTCGTTACTGCCCAGCCAGGTGTCCACACAAT